GAGGCCGCACGTAAGGCCATCAATGACTACGAGGGCAAGGCCCCGAAGTCGGACACGCCCGCGAAGAAGAGTGAGCGTGTGCGCGGATCGTCTACGAACAAGGCGGGATCGGCTAGTTCCGCCAACGAGAGCATTCGGCTCAGCATGGCTACCGAGAAGGGACTAGCCGCAAAGGCCGAAGCCTTTAAGCGCGAGACTGGCAAGTCCGTTTCCTTGGGCACGCTCAAGTCCGTCATGCGTCGTGGCATGGGCGCGTTCAGCCAGAGTCACAGTCCCGTCGTCAAGTCCCGTGAGCAGTGGGGTATGGCGCGGGTCAACGCGTTCCTTCGGCTCAAGAAGTCGGGGAAGCCCGACAACCCGAAGTATACTCAGGACAACGATCTACTTTAGGAGGTTCAGATGCCGCTGACGAATGAGGACCGCGCCAACGCGGCGAAGATGGGCATGGAGATGGCGAAGAAGAAGGTGGCCGGACGCAGCAAGTATGCTGACCAGATGGCTGCTGCCGGACGTGAGGAGGCCACCCAGGCTTCCGAGGTCGGCGCTTCGCAGACCACCATGAACGAGAAGACCGGCAAGAACATGGGCAAGGGTTCGATCGACTCGATGAAGAAGCGGTGACGCCATGCCGATGAAGCCTGAAGATCGTAAGTCTGCTGCTCAAGCCGGGGCTGACTCTTCCTCTGGCTCCATCGAGCATCACGGCCATCGCTTCCCCGGCTACAACAAGCCGGTTCGGTCTAGCGATCCGGACAAGAAGATGATGGTCCTTGCCAAGAAGGGGGACGAGGTTCGCCTCATCCACTTCGGGCAGCGTGGCTATAAGCACAACTACAGTCAAGAAGCGAAGAAGAACTACTTGACTCGCAGTGCTGGTATCCGTGATAAGCAGGGAAACCTGACCAAGGACGATATCTTCTCCCCTAACTACTGGGCACGGCGCGTTCTGTGGCCCAGCGGTCCCACCGGAAGGGTGGACAAGGACGTGTGATGCCTCTTTACGACATGAAGTGCAACGGCTGCGGTGACGAGCCGGAGATCTTCAAGAAGTTTAGCGAAGAGGTCGCATGCGCTCTTTGTGGGCATTCACCGCTTGTGGTGATGTTCAAGCAGGCCCCGAGCCTTGCGGGCATCATCTTCAGCAATGCCGAAGAGAACAAGCAGTTGGGCGTGCGGTTCGAGTCGAACGCCGAGAAGCGGGAATATTTCAAGAAGAACCCGCACATCCGGGAGATGAGCAAGGGATCCGCCGACGAGCGGAAGTTTGCCGACCGGCTCCGGAACAAGGCGGAGAAGAAGGCCAAGACCCTGGGCTTCAATGACCTTGATGACAAGCGGCGCTTTCACGACAAGAACCGCCAGAAGGGCTTGACGACTGAGCAGGCAATCAAGTAGGAGGCAGCTGTGGCTAAATCGTACGACAAGATGACGCTGGCTGAACTCCAGGAGACTCTTCGCCAAAAGGCAGATGGTCTGCTGGCAAACATCGGTGCTGCTCCCGGTGCTGCTGCTGCTTCTACCGAACCCCCGCCCGAGCCGCCTGTGACGGATATGACGCTGCCACAGGCGCGGAAGGCTGCTGCTTCTAAGGCCGCACTGTAGGAGACACCATGAAGACGAAGGCTGAGGTCATCAAGATCATCGAGGACTCCATGGATGGCGGCGCTGACGCCATTATGAAGGCGCTGGTGGACGGTGGCTGTATCGAGAAGGACTACATCACCGACTACGACAAGATGGGCGGTGAGGGCGAGGACGAGAGCACGGAGGAGGAGGACAAGGGCGAGTACGGCATCCCGAAGGGCATGCCGCTTCCCGAGGCCCGTGGCATCGCCGTGAAGTTCGCGCTCAAGGGCATGGACAAGGAGAAGGGCAAGAAGGGCGGCATGGGTGGCCCGATGGGTGGGATGTAATGCCCGTTCCCTCTGACGCTCTGAACGTCACCACGCCCGACACCGGCAAGCGGAAGAAGATGAGCCGCGAAGCCGCCCGTCGTGTCAGCGCCAAGATCGGCCACTTGATCGGTACTGAGAAGAAGCCCCGCGATCAAGCGATTGCGATGGCCTACTCGATGGAAGAGTCGGGTCGTCTGGGTGAGCGCGGTGGCTACAAGCCAAAGAGGGACTGATGCCTGATCCTATTACTGAGGCGGCGACTCCTGCTGCTGCTGCTCCTGTTTCCCCAGTATCGACCTCACCTGAGTCGGTATCGCAGGAGTCGCCTCCTTCCTCCTCTACGCCGGACACCTCCACCGGGGTTTTCGAGTCGGAGGACTCCGCTCCACCTGACTTTGGGCTTCAGCCACTGCGAAGTGGAGCAAAGTCCACTGGAAAGAACCCTACGTCAAAGTCTTCTGGCTTCGACGTGGGATCGTGGGACGGAGACATCTCAAAGCTGCCGGCTGACGTCCGCGACTTCGTGGATGTGCTTTCGCGCAAGAAGTTCAGCGCCATCGAGAGCGAGTTCAAGCAGAAGGAAGCGGAACTGACGCGTGCCCAGAAGGCACAGGCGCAGGCTGCTCCAGGCGCTGATGCCCGCGTTGCCGATCTTGAGCGCGAACTCGAACTCTACAAGATGCTTGCCGAGGGTGCCGAAGACCCGCGTGTGAACGATCTTTCTACAAAGCTGGCTGACGTCGAGCGCCGCTACAACGACGTCAATGCCCGCTACGAAGCCCAGCAGAAGGAGGCCGATGAACGCTGGTTCACGGACTTCAAGACGCGGCACAGCACCATCTTCGCGGACAAGGCGAAGTCGGAGAAACTGCTCGGCTACGTCGATCAGGGCTGGGACGAAGAGGCTGCTGCCGAGCTGGTTGGGCTTCCTGACAATCTCGTGCAAGAGGCCGCAAACCTCGTCAGGCAGCACAAGATCGGCCTTGATGGGCATGTCCTCGCCATCCAGCACGTCAAGATGAAGAGTGGTGCTTCGGCGCCTCCGCGTCAGGCGCGTCCGGCTGCTGACCTTACTTCTGGCGCGAATGGTCAGCGGAATAGTTCTCGTGTGCCCGGCGGTTCGTTGCGGGAACTTCCCCGCCATGAGGCCCGTGCAGAAGCAGCCCGCCTTGCGCTGGTAGACAGTAAGCGCAGGGCATAGTAAAAAAGCACCAACCCCCGCGGAGGCACCATGCCGGTTCCCGTAGACGCCCTGAACGTCGCCACCATCCATCTCCTCCCCAAGCTGGAGGATCTGTTCTTTGACGATCACGTTTTCCTCCGCAAGATCGTGGAGAACGGCGTGGACAAGCGGAAGAGCGGCGGTGAGTACGCTGCCTTCACGGTGGTCATCGACGGCCCCGGCAACATCGCCAAGCTGGTGACCGGCTCCGAGGCGTACAGCTACGGTCGCCGCAACATCACGCGTCAGGCCCGCGTCTACATCCCGACGCACATCTACGCGTACGCGGTGGAAGGTGAGGCGCTCCGTCACGCCAACGGCGAGACTGGCATCGCGAACCTCCTTGAGCTGTACCCGGAGAAGGCGAACCTCGACTTCCGTCAGAAGGCTGTCGCGCAGATGCTCACGGGCAACGGCGCGGCCAGCAACATCGACGGCCTCGCGACGCTCAACGGCGACGCGACCTACAGCCCCGATGGGACGGCGCTCAACGGCCTCCTCGACTTCCTCCCGAAGGCGAGCCAGACCGACACCGTGCAGTCTCTCGCCAAGGAGGCGGCGGCTGGTGGTACGACGGGCTGGTACAACCAGTTCGAGGAGGTCACCTCCTTCGCGACGAACGGCAAGCGTTCGATGCGTTCGGTGTACAACGGCTGTCTCGTGCGTTCGGCTGGCTACGGCCACCCCACGCTGGGCCTGACCGACAGCATCTCCTTCAACAACTACTACGAGTCCCTCGACGATCAGGTTCGTTACGCGACGAAGACCAGCGGCGAGGAGGGCAAGGACATTGACGAGGGCCTGATGTTCCACAAGCTGGAGCTGTTCGAGGATCCCTCCATCGATGACAACAGCGGGTCGTTCCTCCACGGTGCGAACGGCACGATGTACTTCCTGAACCCCAAGACCTGGTTCATGCTCACCCTCGGTGGCGACAGCGCGATGGAGACCAAGGGCTTCTTCGAGGCCCGTGGACCCTTCAAGCTGGAGGGCCGTGACGCGTGGGGCTTTGAGCTGGTGGCCAGCTTCCAGCTGGCGTGCCGCATGCTCAAGGCGAACGGCTGTCTCAAGGGCACTGCGATCCTCTAATCGTAAGGAGACTTCACGATGGCCGACACTAATCTTCTCATTGGAAACCTCTCGGACGTTTCCACCACGCAGAGCCAGCCCCTGGGCCTCCTCTACACGGAGCCTCCGGAGTTCGGCGCTGATCGTGACACCGGCACGGCGGGCACCACCCGCTCCGGGTCGCGTACGTGGATCTATGTGTACAACGGCACGGCGGGAACCCTCGCCGCCGGGTCCGTTGTCTCCCGTGCGGCTGGGGCTTCGACCTACAGCGTGCGGGCCTGTCCGGTCAGCTCTAGCCCGCAGGCTGCGGTGGGTGTCGTCGTCACGGCGATCCCGACGCTGAACTACGGCTGGGTTGTGCGTAGCGGTCTGGTTGAGGTGACGGCTGACTCCGCCTCCACGATCAGCGCCGACACGGCGATCACGATCGGAACCGGCGCAACCGCCGGACGCGCTCAGACGGTGGCGGCTGTCACCGGCAACGCGTTCGGTGTCGCGACGGAGGGTGCGGCGTCTGGCGCCAACGCTCTCTGTCAGGTGGACTGCCGAGGCTGATCCAGCTCGCTGGATGAGGTATGGAGGCTCGGTAGGCGACTACCGGGCCTTTCATACTGTAGGCGTTAAGCATGAACAGTAGGAGATCGCATGAGCCTTACCGAGATCCGTACTCGTGTGCTTGAGCAGGTAGACTGGAATCCTTCTCAGTCCACGGAGTTCTTGGCTCTGCTCGATCGCATGATCAATCGGGCCTACAACTCGCTGTTCACGGACGCCCCGTTTCTTCTGGAGCGCGAGGTCAAGATCGTCACGCAGCCGGATGTGCGTGCGCTGACCGCCGAGCCTACTGATGTACTGAGGGTCAACGCTAGCGATCGGCGTGTCCTTGAGCGGTCGATCCCTGTTCCGCCTCTCCCATTCGTCGGGGCTACTTGGGCCTTTGACAAGACCTGGGATGGGCGCTGGATTGAGGTCACCGACCCTAACGGCCAGACGCACCGCCGCCGGACGCGTGAGTGGTGGGTCGATACCGTCGTAGACCTACAGGGCAACATCACGGCTATCTACCACCGGGTCAGCATTGAAGAGCCGTGGCCGAACAACACTGACACTGGGATGCTCTACCGGGTCTACACGCCCGAGTACCACTTCCAGCCCGAGGTCATCGAGATCAAGTCGGCACGCTTGTATGGCGATCCGAACCATCGGCTTGAGGTGGCGAACACCTACGACATGGAGCGATATCAGCTGGCCGACTATCAGGGCCGTATCAGCGGCATGCCCGAGCTGATCTACCGTGGAAAGCCCTTTCAGATCGCAGCACCACTGCGCGCTCCCGATGCTGCGCTCAATGATCAGACTACGTGGAATGGCCCAGAGAATGCGGGCAAGTTCGACTTCTTGATCACCTACGTCTGGGGTGATCGCGACCCAGACATGCTCACCCCGCTTGGGCTTACTGAGGTCAAGTGGGAGTCTGCCCCGTCCCCGATCTCGGTCGCAGCAGCAACGACGAACGGTGGCCCAGGCATCAAACTGACGCTGCCGAACGTAGACTTTGAGCTGGGCTTCCGTAGTGGCCTTGTGTCGGCAAACCGTTCCGGCCTTCGCAAGCGCGTGTACGTTCGTCGGTACACGTCGGCGGTCAACGGCGCGATTACGAACATCATCGAGTCGCCGGAAGTGTTCATGCAGCTGGCTGAGGTCGATGGTCACGTTGAGATCTTCAACTGGACTGGGCATGTCCAGCCCGACTTCCTTCGTCGCTTCCGCCGCGTGCACAACTACCAGTCGATCATCTTCTACCCTATGCCGGACCAGCGGTATGAGATCGACTGCCGCGTGCAGTTCCGCCCTGAAGCCCTGATCAATGGGCATGATGCGGCTCGCCTGAACGACGATGCACTGGATGCACTTGTGCAGAAGACGCTTGGCTTCTTCTACACGTACGACGGCAAGCCCGAACTTGGGCAGCTGGCTGAGGCTTCGTACCAAGACCGGCTTCGGAGCCTGACGAAGCGGTACGGCATCATCGCCTATGCAGAGATCAAGAAGCAGCCCGCACGCGTGGGCATGCGCCAGTACGAGTACCCGTCGAAGCGTGCGCGCTACATCCCGCCGACCTAGCAGATGACTACTGAGCGTGCTACGCCTGTCGTGGAGGCTATCTACAGATGAAGTCCGAGAAGACCAACATGGGCAAGGGCGTCCAGCCCGTGTCGAACGCGATGTACTACAAGATGGTCATGCCTGACGGTTCGACCAAGTACGCGACCATCCCGGCCTATCAGGTGGACAAGCTGGGCCGCTACAAGGCGTGGGTCACTCACCCAGACTTCGGCACCGAACTGATGACAGAGCGCGAGGGTCGTCTTGAGGGTTTCGTGCCCGTCGTCGCGCTTACGCTGGAAGACATGCCCACGATCATCGCCGCTGTTGCGGAGAAGTACGAGGCGCGTATTGCTGCACTTGAGGCGCAGCTTTCGCCCAAGGAAGCCAAGCCCAAGGGTAAGGTGAAGGCCGAGCCGACGACCGACGATCTCGACCCGCTGGATCTGGTGGGCTAGGAGTATGAATGGGCTACGACCAGAACCGCTTTAACACTGGGCTTCTGACGCTTCGGGTTGAATCTGGAGCGTTGGTAGCGCCGGTCAAGGTCGCAGCCCGTATCGAGAACTTTGCTGCTACGCCGGAAGGTACGCTTCAGGCGGTGCGCGGCCCGTTGCCCCTCGTCCCTAGTTACGGCGAGGGACTACCTGCACTGGGCAATCCCCACGGGATCTTTCACGCGCTGCTGATGAACGGCTCGCGTGACGTGACGCTTCTGCATGCAGGCAACAAGATTTACGTATTGGACGGGTTCACCCGATCTTGGCGTGTGCTGATCGGGCCTTCCGGCTCTGGTGCCCAGTACATCGCTGAACTGGTAGATAACCTTCAGCCTCAGTACCCGACGCAGTTCGAGTCTACTCCCACGGGCATCGTCATTGTCCCGCAGAACCGCTCCCGTGCGTTCTTCTACGATGGCGAGGTGGTGCTTCCGCTCGGGTACGACCGCATCCCCGACCCTCCCACTGGCTATGGGCCTTACTCGCACATCGGGAAGGCTGCGGCTGCGGATCTGCCCAACTACTACGGCTACACCGGAAACGGCGTGGGGACGTTCGCGATTCGGTTCAGTCCGTACAACGACTTTGGGCAAGGCCAGGTAGGTACGGTACTCCCGGACGCTACCGGCGTGCAGTCAGGCGTGATCGCTTCCAGCACGTACCAAGCGGCTGTACAGTTCATCGACTACTTCGGGAACCTCTCGCCGCTCTCGCCACGCTCGAACACGGTGACGATCGACACGGAGAACGTGCCCCTCCCGCGTGCCCCGGAAACGTACATGCACGCCTTCTTGTGGGCATGCATCCCGCGTGGACCGGAGGGCACCATCGGGCGCATCCTCTGCCACACGAAGGACATGAAGAACGCTGGAACGACGGACCTGTTTGAAGTCCCCGGCAACATGCTCGGCTCTAACAGTGGTTCGTTCGCTACGATGCCCGACAACAGCGTACGACAGTTCCACTACAACAGGCCCGACAGTACGCTCATTACGCGTCCGCCCGAACCGATCCCAGTGCCAACGTTCAAGTTGTGCCGCATGGCCTTCGGGCGCATGTGGATCGCTGGGATTGAGGGTGATGCGGCTGCGGTCATCCCGTCCATGCCGGGACGCTGGGGCACGTTCACCAACGAGTTCCTCTACTACCCGGATCCGCGTGGGTCCGAGATCACCGGCATGTGGACGATCAGTGAAGGCCTGCTTGTCTTCACGCTGACGAGCACCTTCCTCGTCATGCCGACCGACGATGGCAAGGGCTTCAAGGTACTGACGCTCAGCTCAACGGCTGGCTGTGCAGCACCTTCAAGCATCTGTTCGCTTCCAGATGGTACGACCATCTGGCTTGGTCGTGAGGGCTTCTACCGCTTCTCTGGCGAAGGTGGCGTCCAGCTGATCTCGCAAGACATTGACCGGGATGCGAAGCGCATCAATCCGGCCCGTGCCCGTCAGGCGTGTGCCTACATCGACATGCGTTCTCAGGAGTACCGTTGCTGGGTGCCGCTTGCGGCTGGCCGAGTGAACGACCTGTGCTTCGTGTTCGATCCGATCAACGAGGGCTGGCGTCGTCGTCGCGGAGTCGAGTACCCAGCGGCTGTCTGCTCTACGCGTGACCACCGCAGTTATGGGCTTATGGCCGCTTCGGTCATCGAGACCGGCGGCTTCAGCCGTAACGGTGGTTGGCTGATTGATCACGAGGCAATCTCTTTTGAGCCGGAGAACCGTACGGCCCGGCTTGAGACCGCATGGATCGAAGGCATGCGGAGCAAGGATGTAAAGTCCGGAAAGCTCGTGTACCTGTGGCTGCGCGAGTCCTTCAACGGCTCACTCACTGTAGAGGTGTACCGAGACTGGCGCGAGACTACCGTCGTCTACACGGACACCAAGAACGGCGCGATGATGGATCCGGAGGACATTCCGGCGCTGTGGGGGACCACGGTCTATGGGCAGACCACGAAGCCAAACCAGTGGGTGAAGCGTCGCCCATTCTGGAAGAAGGTGTCAATCTGGGTGCCGTCGTGCGAGGTCTACAAGATCGTCATCAGTACAACGAGTCCATGCGAGCTGTTGGGCTTGTCCATGGATGAACTCCCGCACGGCGGATCGGGACGGGTGCCCTAATGGCGTGGAAGTACCCTCGCACGCGGCAGCGTAATGGCGCTCCCATGGACGTAGAAGCATTGAACTCCGACATGGAGCACATGCTTCAGGACATGCAGGGGAACCTGAACGAGCACAACTGGAAGTCGTCGGCGTTCTCTGCGGTCACCGACTACACCAAGGGTACGTGCATCCGGGTGTGCAGTAAGTACGAACAGGTCAACCCACGAGCACCGCTAACGGCATCTCCCGCGCAGACGACTGACGTCGTATCTGGGCCTGTGCTGAAGACCGAGACTAACTTTCAGTGGGTCAGCGCCATGGAGCGCGATGTTCGCGTTGACGCGTCGGCTCTCTGGATGATGGCCAGCTTTCAGCATTCCGCGTCACTTCCGGCGTCGGCTTCGAGCAGGACCGGCATCATCTATGCACTACGGCTCGACGGCATCATCCTTACGGAGACACTGCTCGGCAGCGGAAACCGCGTTAATGACCCTGCCGGTGAGGGCGTTGACGGCATCGGGACGCACATGGGCTTTGTACTGGAGGCGGTTGTTCCAGTCACTTCTGGGCTTCATCGGGTCGAACTCGTCGTCCGCATGGCGATGGGCGTTGATATGCAGGTGCCTCCAGCAGATGACTACTGGATGATCCACAACCGCGAGATCATCGTCATGGAGCTGTGGTAATGGCAACTGACTGGGTGCCGATTCCTGAGGGTCAACTTGTAGACGGGCCTAACCTGACTGCAAAGTTCAATGACCTGCGCGTCGAACTCAATGCGCTGGAAGAAACTAGCGTGATGCCGTACGGACTCCACAAGGAGCATCTGGCAAGCACGATCGTCGCTGTTCAGCGTGCGGCCCTTGGCGGAACCACCAACCACACGTACATTTCGACGTCAGAACCGTACCCTGGCTACGGCATCGGCACGAGCTGGAAGGTCATCAACACGAACGGCAGTCTTGGGACCGGAACCCCGCTGTCCGTCACCTTCTCTCCCGGCATCGATATGTCGGTGAACGCCACCGTTGGCGGCATCGTCGTCCTTGCGAATGTCCACTTGATCACGATTACTGGTGGATCGACTCTTACCCGACGGTTCGCAGCCGCCTTCTTCGCAATCCAGTATCGTGTATCTGGGACTTGGTACACGCTCGCCAGAACAGAGCGGTATGTATCTCCAGACATTAACTACAACAGTACTGGGCAGCTTGCCGTATTCAAGGACGTGCCGATCCGGACACTTATCCTTCCCGCTGACGTCGCCGGCAAGGGGAATGAAGTCGTAACGGACGTCCGCATGGTTGTGAGCGTCGAGATCGGAAGCGTGCCCATTGGCCCAGTACAGGTCAATCTTCGGCAGGGCGCGCTCACGGCTTTTGCCCCCCGTGCCGGGAGTCTCTGATGTCTGTCATCGCACCCTTCAACACGTTCGCTAACGGTGCGGCTACCGACGCTGACCCGGCCATGGAGAATCTCTACCACCCGGTAGCGGCTCCCGACTCCATCGAGGGCATGAACGGATGGCTGGACAAGACGAACATCGCCGCCCCGCCTAACGACTGGGCCGTCAAGCGTACGCAGGTTCGGCCACAGTCCATGACCCGTGCCGGCATGGTGGGCCTGACCGGGCATGCCGACTACCTCAATACCTTCGACCGTGACGCGTCTATCTACGTGCCTATCCCCGGAGCATCGATCGCCTTCTACCTCCCGCGAGCGGCATCGCTTACGCTGCTGACATGGCAGATTGTGGGGGCTGGCGACGAGGCGTATGGTAGCGCTGGTGACCCCGCGATCTCGCTTCGCTTCTTCTTGAACGGGACGTATGAGCCTAGTACGCAGCGATATGTTGCTGCACCGGCATATACGGTGGCTGGTGATGGCTTTCGGCTAACAGATCGTGATCGTGTGTATTCTGGTCATATGTCATATGCTGGCGCAACAGCTCTTGCAGCTGGCTGGCACACTGCACAACTTGCGGTGTATAAGTCCGTCTACGCATATCAGGCCCGGTTCCGAGTCCGGAACATGAAGCACATCGCCTTCTTTTAGGAGACACCATGGCCTACCAGGGATTCGGAAGTGGCATGATGACGAACGACACTGAGCGCCTGAGC